CAAAAGCGGAAAAAGCAACAAACGCGGAAAAAGATGCACGAGAAGAAACCTATATTAACGCTGCAATAGCAATTCATGCTAAAAAACTTGAAACAAAAAAACATGAATTAGAAATTGCGCGGTTACATCATCAATCGGTTGGTCTAAAACAAGGACCGATTGTTGACCCAGGAACTAGTGTTGACCCAGGACCTAGCGTTAATCCAGGACCTAGCGTTAATCCAGGACCTAGCGTTAATCCAGGACCTAGCGTTGACCCAGGACCTAGCGTTGGTCTAAAACAAGGGTCTAAAGAATTTAATGCAATGAATGAACAAATTAGAAATAAAATTGTACAAACTTTACAATTAATATCACGAGAATTAGAACCACAAGATAGAAAGGCTACAGTTGAAGATATTACTAAAAATATCCGTGAAATAGAAGAATTAAATGGTAAATTAGACAAAGTATCTAACCTAACACAACCGCGTCAACGTGGTAATCCTAATTTATCATCTCAACTAGCGAAACGATTTGGGTTTGATATTGTATTCGATAAAAATGGGCAAGGTACTATTGCTGGAATAACTGGTTCTCCTGGCTTAACTGGTAATCAATTTCTTGTACAACTGGATAACAAAACACCGTCTACACCCGGTCCAGTAACAGTAACTTCTGATGGGGCACAAGCAAAAAAAACAGAAGCTAAAGCAGCATCTAAAATACAAGCACTGCATAAAGGTCAGGCTCAAAGGAAAATCATTCAAAAACAAAAAATAGAAGCTAAAGCAGCAACTACAATACAAGCACTGCATAAAGGTCAGGCTCAACGGAAAATCATTCAAAAACAACCAAAAGCTAAAGCATCAACTACATCATCATCTGCTGCATCTGCCGCAAGTACAGTTCAATCACATCCAGCGACATCTTTACGTGCTCCAAGTACAAAACCAACGGGAGGAAAAGGTAAAAAAAGTTCAAAAAGAAAAACTAAGTAAAACTAAGTAAAACTAAGAAAAACTAAGTAAAACTAAGTAAAAATTACGTAGTGTACCCCTTATCTATAAAAACAATCTTCAAACATAATCTTATTTTTAATATTTCTGCTCATTTTTGAAGCAGAAATATTTTCGTGTAATGCAGCTTTTGCAATAGTGTCCCAACTATTCAAAACAGCCCCAGTTGATATATCTATTTTCTGCCCTTTTTTACCGGTAACACTTGTTGTTTTTCTAATATTTGGATTATCTGTTTTTAATGCTAATCCATAATATCCTTCATAAGTAAATTTCTCTTCCTGAATATAAAGTGTACCTTTCAAAACATATTCACAATTGTTCAAATACTTTTTAAGATCGGCTAATTCGGTTGAATTGATATTAAGATTCATTTTATTTTTGTATCGAATATATTCTTCGTGTAATTTATTAGATGCAATTCTATTATTAGGAGAGAAACGACAACATTCAAAAATGAAAGTTTCTATGGGGTCATTTACAAATGATTTTTTATATTCAATCGTTTTTAACATAACACCAACGAAGCCATGTACACATTGGTCTTTTGTTTGATTTTGTAAACGAGTAGCTAAAAATCTGGTTTTTAAATATGTATTAAATCGCTCATTCGTTTCTCTCTTCGGTTTCACTTTATTCCAAATTCTAAATTGGGCAATAATATCACACGAATCAACTTCTACATCTTTTCTAACAACACAACACGTATTAATAAATTCGTTGAATCGTTGGGTTAGTTCATCTGTGGGGGAACTGTTTTCATCTAGTTGGTCCTTCGGGGGGGAGAGGGTGTCCCCCTCTTCCATTGATTTCTTCTGTTTTTTAATAAGTTCTTTAAGTTCGTTTAATTCTACACCCTGATTATTAATTAATTCATTTAACTGTTTAATATCTTCTTTTAATTCCCGGTTTTCATTTTCTAATTCGTCATTTAATTTCATGATTCTATTAAAATTGTCAATACTATATGTTTTTGAATGAATAATATCTTTAATATATTTGGTTAATTTGGTAATTGTAAAATTTGTATCATCATAAGCAATAATTTCTGTTTTGTTTTTCCCGTTCACCTCTAACGTGCGAATATGTCCTTTTATTTTTGGATATGTTTTAATAAGATTTTCTATTTCCACTTTATTTTGAACTTTAAATGCCTCCTGTAAAACAAAATTATCATATTGCTTGTGGTGATCCCAAAGTCTGGTTGTTAGATCATTTGTATGTCCGAATTTGATTAATTTCTCGTTTTTTTCGTTAGTATTATTTATTGTTCCAAAATAAATACATTCGGTATTTACTGTGGATTGACTAGTAATGGCTTTTTCAACTGCTTTGTGTTTTTCTTTTTTGGTGTTATTGATGGTAGTGTTTTTTTGCTCTAATTCATTTTCTTTAATTAATAGTTGATTTTTCATTTCTATAGCTTCTTCTTCTAAAACTTCGTGTAATACTTCTTCCATTTTCATATAATATTCGTGGATTTCTGAAGCTTTTTTTGTTCCAGATTTCAAACATAATGACTTAAAACATTTTATATTTAACATAATAATTTGTTTGTTTTGACCACCATTAATTTTTTCTTGTTCAAAAACCGCTTTACAAGTTGGTAAAGCGGTTTTTTCTTCATTTACTGAATCTATTAATATTTTATTTTTCGCTCCTCCTTGATGAGGAGCGGTTTTATAGTCTATATCAAGTTTAAAATGTTTTTCTAATACTCGTATAGCACTTACTTTCTGAGTAAATCCTAACCATTCCCATACATTATCTAAATCAACTATAAAATCAATAGTTTTATCATAATTTAAATAGCAATAAAAACTACTAATAAATACTTGCTGTTCAAATTCTGTAAAATTATCTTTAATTTTTGATAATAATTTGTTATTATATGTATTAGACAGCTTAGTAATCGGGTTTTTCTCAATAAGTTCAACGATATTCAACGCCCGCATTCTATAATATATATTATAGATTTCTCTTTAAGTATATAAAACCGCTTATTATAATTGAAACCGCTTTTTATGAAAGCGACGCGTTTAAATGGGGTTTGTAAGGGGTTTCCCCTTACTTACCACTTGTTCTTCCTTACATTAATCTTTGGTCCTTTCGCATTCCCAGCTCTCGAATTAGGGTCATAAATTTCATCTTCGTCATCTGAATTCAAATCCTTGGATATTTCCCAGAATTCTCGCGAACCTAATTTGAAATCTTTGTGAGATTCTGCCTTGTACCAATATATTTGATCTTGTAATTTATTTGACTTCACATTATTATTAATGACTAAACACTCATAATTCTCAGTGCATTGATCCATGACCTGACAAAAGGATTCAAACGTTGGAAACATTCCAGCATAATTCTCATAGATGCGACGACGATTTGCGATGTATGGCTCGCGCAAAATAAAAACATAGTCAATATTTGTACGCAATACTGGTGGGATACCCAAAGGATATTGCATAGTTATGACCAACATGATCTTCCAATGACGTCCGTTCATAAATAGGAGACGCATCATTTTATCGCGAGTCCATTTATCGTCAAAAAGGCAATCATCTAAAATAACAAATGCTCGCGGGTCAATATTTGATTTTCTATATGATTCCATTTCTTTTTTCACTTGTTTCATGACTGTTTTTTGGCGTTTTAAAATATTTTCAATGATCGCTGTATTATATTCATCGTGTATAAATAATTTAGGTACATGACTACTATAAAATCCATTACCCGCTTCTGTTCCGGATATAACTGTTCCAATTGGAATATCTTGGTGATAAAAAAGCAGGTCTCTTACTAAAAAACTCTTACCTGTATCACGGCGTCCAATCAGAACAATAACAGGTCCAGTATTTTGATCTGGTTTAAATGTAATACTTTTCATGTCAAATTTTTTTAATTGTAATGTCATTTAATATATATTTTAAGAAAATTAAAATAAATGTTATAACGCGAAATTAGTTTAAATAAGTTCTATATAATATTGTATTTAGACAATGGAGATAACTTATAAAAAAATCAACAACAGCAAACTTTTCAAGGATTTTGAAAATGATGAACTATTAAACACGAGCAATTGTCAAAATTATGTACCATTATATAATCAGTTCTTTACATTGAATGAAAATAATTACGATTCAATTAACCTGAATAATGAGAAAAACTTATATTCATTAACAAAGAAAAAGACCGAAAATATATTTGCTGGAACAATAAAAAATGAAAATGGTGAAATAATGGAAAAGGATGTATTTTTTAAATTATGTCCAATACTCGATCCATTTAAATATATGGTTGGTAAATATGAAATTAATGATAATTTATTTAATCTTCCTAAATTAAATAATGATAATTGTCATTTTAAGGTAAATGATGTAAATAATTCTGCATATGTTGATAGTTTTTTTACATATTTGACTAGTCAATTACTAAATAGAATGAAATTTATTCATGGTATAGATTTTTATGGATCATTTTTAGGTATAAAAAATGATTTACATATTGGTATTGGTGATGATATAGATACATTAGTGTCTAATGATTATTTTCATGAAAATACTAATAAATTATTTGCTTTTATTAACTCTGACCATGAAGAATTATTTAACGATGATTCTAGAAAAAACAAGAAAAAATTAGATTTAGGTGAAGACATTAATGAAAATAATATTTTAAAT